TACAGTTTGGGTTGTCTAAAATATTTTTGCAATGGATTTTGGCTCATATTAACTCCGTATAAATATAACATAGGTATTTATATACGTAGTTTTTAGGATAGAAATTATGACGGCATTGACCAAAGATGATTTAGTAGACGCACTTAGACAAGTAGCTCGTAGTGCTCCTGCCGCGGCGCCAGTAAATTTGGGTCCTGGAGGCGGAAAAGATTTTCTAAAAAACCTAAGCGAAGGTGCTAACATTGCCGGCGGCGCACTGAGAGGAGTCATAGAGGGCGGCGTTAAGTTCGGCGATACTGTAGGTGGTGTTGGACAATTAATTGGCAGAATAGGCGACAAAAGTAAAATTGCAGGCGATGCATTGTCTTACATGGGTCAATATGCACAACAGTCAGTTGATGCCATGCGAAATTTTGGTAAATTTGGTGCTGGATTCAACGGCGATGCTATTGCTATGCGCAGTAGTATTGCACAAACCAATATGAGTTTAGAAGAATACGGCAAATTTTTAAACAAAAATACCAGTATTCTCAATGCTATGGGCGGATCTGTTACTCAAGGTGTTGCAAGATTCAATGAGTTCAGTCAGGCATTCTTTGATCAACAGGCTAAACAAGGAGATTCATTTGGATCTGTTAGTGATCAGTTAAGAAATTTAGGAATGACATCAGAAGAAATCAATGGCACACTGGCCATTGAACTGGCGTCAAGACGATTTCAAAACATGGAAGATACCAAAAGTAGAGAAGATGCCATTGCATCGGCTGCATCAATGGCTACGGAGATGGATAAAATTGCCAAATTAACTGGCAAAAGTAGAGAAACACAACAGGCAGAAATGGCACTATTAGAAAAAGACGGCCAGTATCAAGCCAACTTACGTATGCTCCAACGTCAAGGCAATACATTTGCCGTCGAAGGCATGACGAAAGCCATGACCAGTATGCAACAATTTGGTCCAGGCGTTCAAAATCTAATGAAAGATTTTCTAGCATTTGGCACAGCCACTAAAGAGACACAGGATACATTGGCGGGATTGGGACCAGCGGGTACCGAATTGCAAAATGCCATACAAATGGTCAAGTCGGCAAAAACAGAAGAACAAAAAATTGCTGCAGAAGCAGCAGTGAAACGTGCAGAAGAAGCGATCAAATCTCAAATCCTTAGCGATGATTTTACAGCGGCGGCTGGAATGAATACCAAAGGCTTTAGGCAATTAGCAGACCAGACAACTACTATAGCCGCAGGTATGGACAAAGTGGCTACAGCAAACAACTTGAATCTAAGTTTGGAAGCAGATCGCCGTAAAGCTAATCAAATACTAAATGCACAGGCTAAACAACAACAAGACGATGCAAGAACACTGGCAAAGCCAGGTGAAGCAGATGCTGGCAAAGCCACAACCCAAGCAGTGGTACAGTTTGAAAAAGTCATGCAGAATGCCACTGCTGCGGTTCAAGATCAGTTTGTCAACAGATTGAACGGCGAAATTGCGACAGGCATGATTGAATTTACAAAGTTTTTGAAAGCGCCAGGATTCAGTAGAGAACGTATGGCGGGTGGTGTAGAAAAAGGCTACACTGGAATTAAAGAAGCATTTAATAACCCAGGCAGTCTAATTCCAGGAAAAGATCCTAATAACCCCGATGCTAACCGTAGACCAGGAAGGCCAGAAGAGCGCTCAGAGGGAACCTACGGTGCTGGAAAAATGTTTGAAAATGTTGGATCAATACTAGAAATTACCAAACCCGGTGAAGTTGTACTGAACGGCGAACAACAAATGAATCTAGCCAAAGGCATGATGGACAAAGGTGCTGCCACTGCATTTAATAACTTGTCAAAGAATTTAGATCTTAGCAAACTGTCAGCAGGCATGCCCAAGTTTGAAATGCCTAAGTTTGAAATGCCTAAGTTTGAAATGCCTAAGTTTGATGCTTCGGCACTTAAAGGCACAATAACTGAAAACGGTAAGACTAGAGAAATGTCTCAGGCAGATTTAAGCAAGGCCACAAATGATATTAGCAAGATGATGGGCAATCTTGATTTGACTCAACTGAGTAAAAAATTTACTACTGAGATTAGTTCGGTTACTGGTGGCGGCGCCAGCACAGTCAAAGGTCCAGACATAAAAGAATTATCAAAACCTTTTGAAAAATCTTTTGCCGATATGCCCGCAACAGGTTCACAATTGACACAATCAGCATCTGTTGAAAAACTTGCACAAGAACAGGCATTGGCATCAAAGAAACAACAAGCAGAAGCCAGTGTTGAATCTGCTAAAATTTACAAAGACTCGTCTGAAAAATTTGTTTCTTTCTTAGAAAAAGATATTGCAGCCAAAGAACAAGAACTGGCTGCTACTGACAGTGAAAGAACAAAACGTCGATTAGAAAATGAGTTGACAACTCAGCGAACCAAGTTAGATGGTGCAAAATCTCAAGTGATTGAAGACACTAAAAATTTATTAACTGCTGAAAAAGAGTTGGCCGATGCTCAACAACAATCTGTCGCTGCAGAAGCCAGCATACGAGAAGAAACTATTCAGCAGACTAATAATATTGCAGAACAGACACAGTCAATGTTGGCAACTAAAAAAGAGTTTTCTGATTCTGAACTACAACAAATTGGACACGAATTATCTACTCTGGCTGACGAAAAGCAAGTGCAATCAATACGACAAGCCAGTGTTCAGACTAGCCTAGATAAATTACAAGCACAAAAAGATATCTACGAAAATAATCAACGGTATGAAGAAAAAGATCTTGCAGAGTCTAACGAAGAATTGGCTATGCTGCGCAATAGAATTGACAATTCAGAATCAGCAGCAGAAATTCAAGAACTACAAGCGCAAATAGCCGATGAAGAAAGTATAAATCTATCTTTGCAAAATCGTATTGCTGAACGAAATCAAAACATTTTAAATGCCACTGCTGATATTGCAATAAAAGAACAAGAACTGCAAGATCTCAAAGAAGAAATGGCTGACACTGAGATTGCCATTCAAGACAAACAGTCTAAACTGTTAGATCATGTCAGCAACCAAGGCGAAATAGTAACAGAGTCTGATGAAGACTTAGCATTGTATGGTGCTAATCAACCGGAAATTACTGAAGAGTCTCCTGAAGATTTGGCATTGTATGGCGCTAATCAGACACCTCGTGACACTGAGTTTGGTGATCTAGCAGGTGCTATTGCAAAAAATAAAACTCAGACTACCACAGGACGAGATCCATTTGCCAGCATGCTGGATAGATTTATGGGTCCAATGGCAGGACCTGCCAGTGCTACTGCCGGTGTTGATGCTGCTAAGAATTCAGCAGTGAAAGATGCTGAGAAAAAAGATGCAGAGGCCAAACAACAGGCGCAGACTGCTAAAACCGCAACTGCAACTGCAACTGATGCCAAACCAAAAACTACCGCAGGTGCCGGCAAAGAAACAACCTTATCTGATGTAGTGGCCAGCCTAGATACGTTAAATATGCAAGTAGGCAAACTGTCTGGTGAAATGTCCAAGTTGCCAAATTTAATGGAAAAAGCAGTGTCAGCAACCAAATCGTTGAATGGCAATCTTAATATGAGAGCATAACTATGTCGTGGAAAAAATATTTTACCCCTGTTAATACTGGTGCGTTAACTGACGGCACGTGGAGTCCTATGAGCAGCCAGAACTCCAGCAGACCAGGACCTGCTAGAACAAACTACAGTAGTTTTTTGCCGGATGTCTATACAGGTAGCCCCAACAGAGTCGAACGATATCTGCAGTATGACACAATGGATATGGATCCAGAAGTAAATGCAGCGTTGGATATTTTAGCAGAATTTTGCACACAGAAGAACAAAGAAAACAATACACCGTTTAATTTATTTTTTAAAAACAAAGCAACCAATACAGAAATACGTATTCTAAGAGAATATCTACAGCAATGGTCAAAGTTGCAAGAATTTGACACACGAATTTTTAGAACTATTCGTAATCTTTTCAAATACGGCGATGCATTTTTTGTACGTGATCCAGAAAATCAAAAGTGGATGTATATAGATGCTGGTAAAATTACCAAGATCATAGTAAACGAAAGTGAAGGCAAAATGCCTGAACAATATGTAATCAAAGACCTCAATATCAATTTAAAAGATCTTGCAGTGACGATGATACATCCCAACACTACTAATACACAAAATAGAGGAACTACCTATGCTGCCGGCGGCAGTAACGGCAGTGCAGGCCCTGGTGGTGCATACAATGTTTCAACTGGATCTAGATTTGAATTAACACAGATGGAAGAAGCAGTAAATGCTGAACATGTGATTCATCTCAGCCTCAGTGAAGGACTAGACAACAACTATCCGTTTGGCAACAGTTTGTTAGAACAAGTATTCAAAGTATTCAAACAAAAAGAGTTATTAGAAGATGCTATCATTATCTATCGTGTACAACGTGCGCCAGAACGCCGAGTGTTCTATGTTGACGTAGGTAATATGCCCAGTCACTTGGCTATGGGATTTGTTGAGCGTGTTAAAAATGAAATACATCAACGTAGGATTCCCAGTAGCACTGGCGGTGGTACTAACGTTATTGATTCAGCATACAATCCGCTGAGTATTAACGAAGATTACTTCTTTCCACAAACTGCTGAAGGACGTGGAAGTAAAGTTGAAACTTTACCAGGAGGAACGAATCTTGGTGAGATTGACGACTTAAAATTCTTTACAAACAAGTTGTTCCGTGGTTTAAGAATTCCCAGTAGTTATTTGCCCACAGGCGCAGACGACAGTCAAGCGCAGTACAACGATGGCCGTGTGGGCACAGCGTATATTCAAGAATTTAGATTTAACAAATATTGTGAAAGACTACAGAGTTTAGCAGCCAGTATATTTGACGAAGAATTTAAATTATATCTACACAACAGAGGAGTCAATATTGATTCCAGTTTGTTTGAATTGAAACTACAACCTCCAATGAACTTTGCAGCATATCGTCAAAGTGAAGTAGATGGCCAGCGTATCAATACATTTAATACTATTCAAGCAGTACCGTTCATCAGCAAACGATTTGCACTAAAACGTTTCTTAGGACTGAGTGAAGAAGAGATGGCAGAAAATGAATTGTTGTGGAGCGAAGAACAAGGCAAGAGTGATCCAATACCCACAGACAGCAGTGGAGAACTAAGATCTATTGGCCTAAGTCAAGGAAATATTGCTGCTGATGTTGATGCTGCTACTGATACTGAAGGTACACCCGAACAATCTGATGCAATACCAGAACCTGGAACTGAACCGTTACCAGTAACCCCCGCAACTCCGCCAACAGCATAAATATCATATGATTCTAAGAGAACTGTTTTACGTTGACAATGACAAAAAATCTCTGTCCAATGACATGAGATACGAACCTCGCCGAGACAAAACCGCAATATCTAAAAACGACACTAGAAAAACTAGATTAACATTGGGTCAAATTAATCAATTGAGAAAAACTAGTGAAGCACACATCTTAGAACAAGAACAAGAATTGCAATTTGTAAAAATAATGTACGGTGCGCCACCTCCGGCACCACAATAAAATCTCTTTGATAAATTAATACAAGGAGATTAATATGCGTTGTTTTGTGCTAGGCAACGGCAAAAGCCGTCTTGCAATACAGCCCCCAGATCTAAAAGCATACGGAAAAATATACGGATGCAATGCTTTATATAGAGAATTTGATCCAGATTTTTTAATTGCAGTAGATCCCAAAATGGTTATGGAACTAAACAGTGTCGGTTATCAACACCAGCATTCAGTGTGGACCAATGGCAATGCTAGATACAAAGCATTTAGGGGATTCAACTATTTTATTCCCAGTCTAGGATGGAGTAGCGGACCAACAGCATTGGATATGGCTTCTCGATCAGGTGTAGACGAAATATATATTTTGGGGTTTGACTATGAAGGTGAAAATGGCAAACTAAACAATGTCTATGCCAACACAAAAAATTACAAACTATCTAGTGACGTGGCCACTTACTATGGTAACTGGATGCGACAAACAGAAAAAGTTATTCGAGACAACAAGCATATAAAATATTATCGACTAGTTGGTGATAAATATTTTGACACAAATTGGCACTTCTCAAACTTTAAAAATTTAAACTACACAGAATTTAAACAAATATCCAAGACTTGGCCTAAAAACTAGCATTTTAAGGCCATTTCACCCCATTTATTACAATTAAAAGTAAATATATCAACAGCCTTGTAACCATAGGAGACAAAACAATGACTGATCGAAACAAATTTGAACAGATGCTTGAGTCTTTGGTCAATGACGACCAAGCCAGAGCAAAGGAATTATTCCACCAAATCGTGGTAGAAAAATCACGTGAGATTTATGAAAATCTTCTTGCTGAAGAATTTGACGAAGACGTTGAAGAAACTAGAGAAGATAATGACATGGAAGAATCTATGGCAGATGAAGACATGGAAGAATCTATGGCAGATGAAGACATGGAAGAAGGCATGGACGAAGAAACTGAAGAAGGTTTTGACATGTCTATGGAAGCCGAAGACGACGAAATGCCAATGGATGGCGACAAAATGTCATCAATGGACAAAAGCGATGATTTCATCGATGATGTCACTGGTGATACAGGTAGCCCACAGGAAGTAGTTGCTGACATTGGTGCAGCAGTTGATGACTTAGATGCATTGGTTGCTGAATTAGAAAACGCTATTGCAGCATTTGATGGCAGTAAAGAAGATAATGCAGAAATGGATGATGAAGATGATATAATGTCCAAAGAACAGTATGCATTTGAAGATGAGCAAATGATGCGTGAGTATGTAGAAAAAGTAGGCGAAGCCTACAAAGGCGGCAAAGTTGCTAGCACAAGCGAAGCAGGCGGCGCCAATACAAAAAGTATCTTAGCCAAGAAGAATGACATGGGCGGCACAACTGCTAACATTGCCAAGGGCGGTGAAGGCGGCGGTAACAAAACCAGCCTACCAGGTCATGCAAACGCCAAGACTGAAAATCTTGGCAACATAAATGTTCCAGGCGGCAAAGCTGGTGTGAAGCATCTTAAGGGTGTGCCAGCAGGTCACGGAGCAGAAAAGAAAGGCAGTGGCGACACTGCTACCAATAAGAAAAGTATAATTGGATCTAGATAATGTTATTACTTCGTGAAAACCTTTCGTTTACACAAGCCGGTATCGTTGTTGAATCAACTGACAACGAGACTGGCGGTAAAAGTTTGTACATGAAAGGTATTTGCATACAGGGCGGCATTAAAAACGCTAACCAAAGGGTATATCCTGTGGACGAGATTGGCAGGGCTGTTAAGACTCTAAACGATCAGATTGCCAATGGTTATTCTGTATGCGGTGAAGTAGATCATCCAGACGATCTAAAAATTAACCTAGACCGTGTCAGCCACATGATTACCTCAATGTGGATGGACGGTCCAAATGGTTATGGCAAAATGAAAATATTACCTACCCCTATGGGCATGCTGGTCAAAACTATGTTAGAAGCCGGCGTTAAATTAGGTGTAAGTAGCAGAGGTTCCGGAAACGTCCGAGATGACGGGTCTGGTCACGTCAGCGACTTTGAAATCATTACGGTGGATATAGTTGCTCAACCAAGTGCTCCCGGTGCGTATCCTACACCAATTTACGAAAATCTCATGAACACTCGTGGCGGTTTAAGTAGCCTTCGTATAGCGAAGGAGGTGCAGGGCGACCCGAAAGCGCAGAAGTATCTCAAGGAAAGCCTATTAAGAATAATAGGCGGTCTCCAATAATAGGAGGAATACATGTTGGATTCGTTAAAAACTTTGTTTGAAAACAATGTGATTTCTGAGGAGATGAGAGCAGAAATTGAACAAGCATGGGATCGCAGAGTTGTTGAAAACCGTCAAGAAGTTACACAACAATTACGCGAAGAATTTGCTCAACGCTACGATCATGACAAACAAGTCATGGTAGAAGCCATGGACAAAATGATCAGTGAACACTTAGCTGTTGAAATTCAAGAGTTTAAGGAAGACAAGGCACAATTGGCAGAAGCAAAAGCCAAGTATGCTAAGAAGATGAAAGACGATGGCAAGAAGATGAAAGAATTTATGGTTCATCAACTGGCTAAAGAAATTTCAGAACTACACGAAGATCAGAAACAGTCAGCAGATAAATTCCAAAAACTTGAACAATTCATTATAGATGCTCTATCTGAAGAAATTGCAGAGTTTTATCAAGACAAGCAAGACCTGGCTGAAGCCAAGGTCAAATTAGTCAAAGAAGGTAGAGAACAGATTTCTGCATTAAAACAGAAATTTGTAAAACGTGCAGCAAGCATGGTAGAGTCTATGATCGGTAACAACCTATCTAAAGAAATTACCCAACTCAAAGAAGATATTGAGAGTGCTCGTCGCAACGACTTTGGACGTAAATTATTCGAAGCTTTTGCTTCTGAATACCAAGCAAGTTACCTAAACGAGAAATCTGAAACTTCAAAATTACTCAAGGTCATAGACCTGAAAGATCTAGCCATTACTGAAGCAAAAACTGCGGTAATAGCGACACAAAAGATTTTAGAAAGTAAAGAGTCAGAAGTCAACCGTTTACAAGATGCTATGCAAAGACAGACCACAATGGCTGAACTTTTTGCTCCACTGAGCAAGGATCAGAAAAACATTATGTCTGAGCTGTTAGAAAGTGTGCAAACACCAAAATTACAAAATAGTTTTGAAAAATATCTACCAGCGGTAATTGCCGGCGAAACAAAACCAAAACAAAAACAGGCACTAGTAGAGGCAAAAGAAATTACTGGAAATAAGGTTTCCAGTACTCAAGTTAGTGGCGAGTACGATTCTAATATCAGAAGTATTAGACGTCTTGCTGGATTATAAAGTTTAAGGAGAAAAACTAAATGTCAGATCTACTAAATGGTCGTTGGCAAGAGACCAAAGAGGCTCTATTAGAAGGCCTAAACGGTACCCGTAGAAGTTCGATGTCTGTAACTCTAGAAAATACTCGCAAGTATTTGGCTGAGTCAGCATCCGCAGGTGCTACCTCTGCCGGTAATGTCGCAACACTAAACCGTGTGATATTGCCAGTTATTCGTCGTGTCATGCCAACCGTTATCGCTAACGAGTTGGTTGGTGTTCAGCCAATGACAGGTCCAGTTGGACAAATTCACACTCTACGTGTGCGTTATTCAGATACATCAGCAGGCGCTGGTGTTCTAGCAGGTGAAGAGGCTCTAAGCCCATTCAAAATTGCTGCTAGTTATTCTGGTAACGAGACAGCAGCAACACCCCGAGCAGGTAGCACCGCTACTTTAGAAGGTGCTGCTGGTAAGCGTATGAGCATCCAGATCCTAAAGCAAGTAGTTGAGGCTAAAACCCGTAAACTAAGTGCTCGTTGGACATTTGAAGCTGCGCAAGATGCACAAGCCCAACAAGGCATTGACATCGAAGCAGAAATCATGGCTGCTTTGGCACAAGAAATCACTGCTGAAATTGATCAAGAAATCTTAGGATCTCTACGTTCATTAGCAGGCACAGCCGTTGAAACATACAACCAGGCTGCAGTTTCTGGTACAGCAACATTCGTTGGTGATGAGCATGCCGCATTGGCAGTTCAAATCAACCGTGCTGCTAACTTGATCGCTCAGCGTACACGTCGTGGTGCTGGTAACTACGCAGTGGTTAGCCCAATGGCATTGACAATTCTTCAAAGTGCTACAACTAGTGCGTTTGCTCGTACTACTGAAGGTACTTTCGAAGCACCTACAAACACCAAGTTTGTTGGTACATTGAACAGTGCAATGCGTGTTTATGTTGACAGTTATGCTAGCGACAGCACAGGCGTATTGATTGGTTACAAAGGTTCTAGCGAATCTGATGCACCAGCATTCTACTGCCCATACATTCCATTGATGAGCAGTGGCGTTGTGTTAGATCCATCAACATTCGAGCCAGTCGTGTCATTCATGACACGTTATGGTTATGTTGAACTAACCAACACAGCATCATCTCTTGGTAATGCTGCTGATTACTTGGCTAACGTTGCTATCACAAACGCAAACGTTCGATTCAGTTAATCAAATCTTTTTTAAAAGAAAAACAAAGCGGGTGGCAACATCCGCTTTTTTTATGACTTGAGCAAAATGGCTAAATATCATGTCTAAAAATGATTTTGTTTACCAGCAAAACTTATGCAGTAACCCCACTGCGTAGACCTAGAACGTCAACATAAGGAGAAACAAATGGGACGTCCATTAAGAAAAGATGTATTAGGTACTGATGTTATCGGCACCCCGGTCAGCGACACTGGCATCAAAGTTCAGTCACATGATGGCAGCACTCTAAGTGCAGCTTCGTTTATTATTAAGCAGCGCGGCGCAAAAACGTTTGTTATTACAACTAACGGAACAGATCGTCAAACTTGCGTGTTACAAAGTACAACACCGGCCGCAGCAGGCCAAATGTTAATGATGGGATTTACACAACCTTATCAAGCAGATGCAAATGCAGTACCTATCGCTAAAATTACCAAACGTGTTGCTACTGATTTTAGCGGTGTTCGTTATACATGGTATTTAGAAAATGATTCGTCAACTGACGTTATTGTGCTGACAGCAATCTAATTTAGGATACTGCGATGAAAGTTGTTCACGTCAAAGATGGTGGCTATAAAGTAATAGTGCAGTCTGGTGGTACTATTGTTCTAGACACCGGTTCTACGATTGGTAATGTGTTGGTCACTGGTAATCTCACAGTCAACGGCACTACTACCACTATTAATTCTTCTACTTTGACTGTGGACGACAATATCATAGTAATCAATGAAGGCGAAGGCGGTGCTGGAATCACATTGGTGCAGGCAGGTATTGAAATTGATCGAGGATCATTGCCTAATGCAGAAATATTTTTTAACGAATCAATAAGTCATTACAGTCCTACATTGGCAACTACAGTGTCGGGAACTTTTGTTTTTAGAAATCAATCAGGCACTTTGTTGGGTCTAAGAACCAACAGTATCATGACCGGTGGTAGTAATTTAGCATTGGTAGGATCAGGTTCAGGTGTTATCACAGTGCAGGGCACTACTAACTACGAACAAAATGTATTAGATTATAGTGATCCTTTAAAACAACCAATAAACGGGGATTTCATTCCCAATGCACAAGCAATGGTGGACTATGTTACTGCTTCGTTTACAGGAATTTTGCAACCTGGTAT